AACCGCACTCACGGGCGCGTAGTCCCGTTTCCTCGCGTCGTCTTTCTGGCGATCAACCCTTACTTGACTTCGCAAAGCCTACTCGCCGCTAAGCGAGTCGGAGCATTAACCGCTATGCTACTGGCCCGTGCTACCTCAATTAACCAATTCGCAAACAGTGGCGGCGTTGCCGCTCGCTTCTGCTTGCTCATGGTGTTCCACCTTCCTCGATCACCGCTTGCGCAATGAAGCCTGTACGGTATCTCTATTTCATTTGGAGAAACGCCCACAAACAGCAACCATGTTTGCTTTGATCTCGTGTCGCCCCACCACGCTTGACTCACTCTGGTAGACCACATTCCGTCTCGCATTCGCTCGCCTGGCTTTGGCAATCTGCAATGATCCCACAGCTTTGAGTACGCTGGGTGCTCTAGCACTCCACCACATTGCTTCAACCAATCAACACACATTGGTGCTAAATCTTTTTCGCCAAGCTCTGGCTTTGCTTGGTGGCTACAAAATGCCGACCACGCGCGACATGGCGGATGGGCCACTACTGGCATACCGCCGCTAAATGTCCTTGCATCTCGCTTCGCGTCGTAACACTCGATGCCTTCTATCTGCTTGTAGATGCTGCTTCTGGCAACACACAAAACCGCTACCGGCATGTGAACAATGGGATGCAATGGAGCAACCGATTGGCCGTTTTCTGTAGTCATAGTTTTTCTCCGGTTGCCCATTGATCCCAAGCGTTCGTCTTACTCGTCGTCTCCGTCATTCAGCATTTCTGCCGAACCACCAAGCGTTTGCGTACTTCTCGCCTTATACCCTCTCATGCCAGCCATTCGCGGCTTCCTGTGCTCGACTGGATTGTCATGGTTGATTCGCTTTCGCAAACACGCCAAGCAAAACCTCCCGTCTCTAGTAACCGACTGCTTGCCGAGACAATCCACGCAAACTCCGTCCGCTCTTGCATCCGGTAATCCCGACGAACAATCGGATGAACCCAAGTGCTCGGTACTGTCTTCTGCCATTGTTGCTTTCCTTTCTCGCACTGGGTTATCCTGTGCGTTCGTCGTACCTAAACGGCACTTTCCTCAAAAACCCAGAAACCAGTAGCTCTGCCAGAATCCACCTCATCCTCACCGTATTCCGCTGCATGATCCCATATACTCCACCGCAGCGCCGGGACAAACTCGCTTCCAGTCGCAAGTACGAGCCTGACCCCGTATTGCACCGGCAACGCAAGTCCTGACGCTGGGAGAAAATTGTCTGGTTCCTCGTCGTCACCTTCTCCAGTGGTCTTTCGAACAAACTTAATGCCGCAGTAAGGACAGTACGACGGCATCCACTCTGGACTCAACGCGGCCATAAACCATTCGTTATTACAATGTCCGCAATTACACGGCTGTATCGGTAATTCACGACCATCGTTAAGTCTTGCAAGCAGTGTTGGGTCTGACATATCAACTCTCAAGGACGACGAACAAAGGATTCAACCCAAGCCGCCGAAAATGTCTTTTTGCAATGGAAGCCCAACCACGGCGGCTGGGTTAATCCAATCGTTATCTGGTTAAGTCTTCGGCGTACCGTGCTGCAATACGCTCAAGACGATCCAGTAAATTCTCAATCAGTGTTTTTCCACCCTCCGTGTAAAAGTCGTCCCACCACTCTACTGAATTGTGAACACTGTCAGAAGCCTGTTCGATGGCCAACTCCATTTCCTTCCGCATTGCTGCCACGCGATCGCCCATCGCGCCCATGCGATACAAAGACTGTCTAGCTGTACCCATAAAATCCACCGATAACAAAGCGGTGAACCGAAGTCGCCGGTCACCTAGTTCTTAAGCCCAAGTCTCTTGGCGGCGACTCGGTTACCGCGAGCGTTATCATGACCTGGCTTGTGTCATGCTTTGGAACCACAAGATAACTGCCTCAATGAACTCACCATCGTGCTTGCCACTCATTTGACCCCAAGGGCGTTCGGCTTTGGTCGTCTTCCCGTCCCAGTGAGAAACGTAGAACATCGACGTAACTGAATAACTAGACTCGCTCCCTGGATCGTACTCGATTTCCAACGTGTTCCATGCGGTTCCAGTTTCTGGCCTGCCCCTGATTGTATCTTGCGGGCAAAATCCAGAGCGTTCAAACTTATCAATCAATTCTTGCGGTAATTCAACTTTTGGCACGATAACAAACCCATGCACCCAAGCGGCGATTGGGTGCTCTATCTTGGAAACCATCACCCCGCCGCTGGGTGATGGGTTGGCGTTCGTCGGGACATCTTCGCAATTCCAGACGTTTCCTCAATGGTTCTGGCAGGATTCGAACCTGCTTTTTGCACACCGTTCTGACCTCCAGCGACGTACTGAAACGACTTACGCTGACGGTAGGTAGCATCTTCGTTTGTCAGCGTTTCCCACACGCCGCAGAACCCCGCCGAACAATCGGATGAACCCAAGTGCTCGTTAGTGTTTTCTGTCATTGTTAATCTCCTTCTCGCACTGGGTTATCCTGTGCGTTCGGAATTGTCGAGACTTCTTCCGATATCCCGACTTGTCGAACCGTTCGACACATCCCAAAAACGTGTCGAAAAAACTCAATGGATCAAACACTCCTCGACAACCTCCGAAATCGTCGCCTCCAAAACTTGCATTCGCTCGGCCTTGTTTGTGTTGGATTGCATTGTGTTGATTGCCCCGCCTGCCACGCCCTACCACGCCTGCCATACCAAGCCTCGCCATGCCACGCCATGCCAAGCCTTGCCCGGCCCTGCCATGCCTGCCACGATCAACCGACCGCTTCTTTCTCTGCAATCTGTTCGATCGTCTCATCGATTGCAACCATCAAGTGGTGCAACTCCTGCAAAGCCGCGAACCGTTTCCGCCAAGCCATCAGCGTTCGCACCGCTTCGGCAATCAATCGCGCGTGATTGTCTGGGTCCGAGGCCGCTTCCTCAGCCGTCTTATAAACCGTTCTCGATTCAACGTCTCCAGTCTTCTTCTTGTACTGAATCTCGAACGCCCGTCGCTCCATCTTGGGAGCTTCCTTGTAGACGATCTCGATCGACCGGATCAGTGCCCCAGCTTCCGTAAGACGATACTTGCGTGCCGCTTCCGTATCTTCCCAAGTGAACCATGCGTGCATGACCGACTCAGGATTCTTTGCGGACTCAACAACATCGTCCGGTGTCAAATTTCCACCGTTACGCTTTTTCACTTGCAACAATTCTTTGTACGCGACTTCTGCCGGTACATCTAATTGCTTGCCGTGCTGCTTCCATCGAACCGATTCAACCTTCATAACGCTATCCTCCAAATTGAAACGAAATAAAAACCTTGCCCTGCCCTGCCCAGCCCCGCCCTGCCTGCCCCGCCCCGCCACGCCAAGCCATGCCTAGCCCTGCCCTGCCTGCCACGCCCCGCCATGCCGTGCCTCGCCCTGCCCTGCCCAGCCTGGCCATGCCTACCCCCGCCTTGCCTGCCACGCCGCGCCTCGCCCCGCCCCGCCTAGCCGTGCCGAGCCTAGCCCTGCCTGCCACGCCACGCCCCGCCAGGCCATACCGTGCCGCGCCACGCCTGCCATGCCATGCCGCGCCGGGCCACGACCTGCCCAGCCTTGCCAGGCCACGCCCAGCCTGCCACACCAAACCGAGTTGACTACTCGATCTCGACAGGTCGCGTCGTGTCGACGCAAAACCTACCGAACTCGCCTCCTTTCTCTGGTCGCCACTCGCAAATTCCGACACCAAATCCCGCACGATTGACCAACGTAAAAACGTCGTCCGGTTGGAGCAACTCAGCATCGACCTCAAATTCAACATCGATTGACCAGTTATCCCACTGAGGACGATAACGCATATCAGTCTGATTCATTCCGACTCGCACCATGTCTTCTCGCATGGTCGGCTCTTCTGCCATCACCAACGGGATAACCTTGTTCGGATCATCCGTGCGCAAGAACAGCGACTTCCGCACCAACGTCTTTTCGATGCCAAGATCCTTGTGAGCCGCATTGATGATCGCGGCTTTTAACGCCAAGCCTGGGACTCCATAAGAGCCGTCAGCCGTGCGATAGGTCGCCGCCTCCATCTCCGCTTTCGCGTCGCGAACCTCCCGGTTCTTCGTCTTTTTGCCAGCGTGCTTCTCTCGCATTTGCAACTTGGCCTTCTCGCTCCAAGCATGCGTAATCAATGGCGACGTTCCCTTGATCGTGAACCGCACCAAAGCACGAGTAATCGGTTTCAACATTGCCTTTTCAGCCATAACAAACAGTCCTTCTCATTGTGCGGCTCTTTGAAACGGTTGCCGCGTCTCCGTTGCCTTTCGGCGTTATCCTTTCATCGCCTTCGCCCACGCATCCACCACACACTGCGGAATCTCCTTCCGCCCGTACCTTTCGCGGACGACTTGGTACGCATGCTTAATCGCCATCACCTCCGGCTGCTGGCCGTCGATCGTCATGATCGCGATCCGTTCGTTGAACATCTCAAGGATGTCTCGGTCCGAAACTGTCATGACTCTAAACTGTCGCTTCCATCACATCGAACAATGTCCGCTGATTGCCAACGTCCTGTCCTAAACTCGCTTTCTGTAGATTCCTGCATGCCTGAGCGTAGTACTCCGGCTTCAATTCGCATCCGTAAAATCGTCTTGGATCCAAGATCCGCTTTCCGGTCTTCGGAGATTTTCCGCCTAGCGAAACGTAGCCCTCAGATCCAATGCCAGTAAACGGACTAAACACGATCTCTCCGGGATCGGAAAACAAAAGAACGCAACGCCGGATCACCTCCAACTGGAGCGGACAAATATGCTTCGTGTCTTCCTCACTTTTCGCTGCGGATGTGTTCAGCGTGTCGGTTTCGTGAATGTCGCTCCAGCATCCTTCGGCCCAGTCAATCCACTCGTTGCGACTTACCTGGCCTTTCGTGTCGATCTTTTTTTCGCTTACACCAGGCTTGCGGAACTTGATTAAGTAGTCCTGCAAGGTTCCGCGTTGTGCGGATCTGTCGTTCTCAAGTCCACTAAACTGCAACTCTCTGGAACGTGTACGAATTGCCTGAGCCTGCGGATTCTTTCTGACACTCCAATCGTATTCGTAGGTAAGTCCAGCACGTTCACCAAGTCGTATGTTTATGCCTCGAAAGTCGCACAAACCAACGCCGCCGGATCGCTTCATGCGTGGTATTTGGCAAACGTGAACAATTGCCGCCCGCCCTGGTTTAAGAACCCTTGCGAGTCCCTTAAAGAAAAACGATAAATGGATTCTTGCTTCTGCGCCAACGCTATCCACGTTGCCAACATCCGATACCGAATCCGTGTAAGCGTACAGACTCGGAAACGGCGGGCTAAACACCGAAAAGTCTACCGAAGATTCTGGCATGTCCTGGAGCATATGGGGAATACAATCCCCATGATGCACTTTCCATTGTTCGTTATTTGCTAACAGCATTTGCTTGTTCCTTGTAAATTCGTTCCATATGGCTAAACACAAAGCCGATCGCGGCATTGCGTGAATGAAAGTAATGATCAGGCTCAACCAGATCATGCGGATCAATGCAGTACAACTCTCGAATAGCAGCAAAGTATTCAGGTCGAACAACCCGCTCAATTTGCTCCACAATATCTGCGTACTGGGAAATAAATTCAATGCTTGAAAGCAGCATGCCCGACCTCCTTAAATAACTGCATTTGCTCATTAGTGTCCGACTCAACCCTGCTTGCTTTCCTGAGCACGTTTTCAACAAACGGAACCTCCAATTCTGTGACCGGGATATGCACGTTCAATGGTCGCGTTGAGCCAATACGATTAGATCGCTTTACCCCCTGGTAGTATTCTTCATAGCTGTCCTTCAATCCGCTCCAAACTTGCCTGGTGCAAATTTGAAGATTGAGCCCAAATCCAAGAATCTTTGGCTTAGTGATCAGAATCTTTTTCTCTCCCGATTTGAATTGTTGGATTGCTGATTCGCGTTTAGCCTCCGATGTGTCGCCGCTCACCGAAACAGCTTCCGGAAACGTACGCTCCATCTGTTCCTGCTCGTCGTTGTAATGACACCAGATAATTGTTGACTCGTCCGGCCATCCATCAACCATATTGCGAATAAACGCATTCTTATTTGATTCGATGCCATTCTTGCCTTTGGCAATCTGCGACAACTTGCCTCTCGTGCCAATTCCACCTAGCGAAGTCGTCAATAGGTCGCCAGTCAGGTTGCGTGCTGCCGTACGCTGCTCTTCAGTCAGTTCGATGTGGTCAACATGAACAATGATTGGAGGAGTCACCCCAACATTGTCTTTCCACCCATACACAGCAGGATTCGTCAAAAAAATCGACCAGTCCGCAAGCGAGCGGTAGAATGGCTTCAATGCATGAGGTTTCAATTCCCACCTATTCTGAGTCTCACCTCGGTTGATAAAGTACGTTGCCAGGAATTCATTAACGGTCTTCGCCCGGTCTAGAAAGACTGCGTGGTTGGCAAACTCAATGCGATCATTCGGTGCTGGCGTGCCCGTCGCGCAGAGTTTCCATTCCAGCCCCCTGCCCAATTCAATCAATCGAGTACCCCAAGCTCCGTAGTGGCTCTTGAGCATGCTGGATTCGTCAAGGATCAATCCAGTTAAATTTCCTTGCGTCAATCCCTCTCGGATCGCTTCGTAGTTTGTCACTCCAATTGCGGACTCTTTTTCGTCAAGCCATTCTTGAAGACCAGCAGCAGCAACTCGGCTAATATTCATTGACTTGTAAAATATTCCAGCTTCTTCGATTGTCTGCTTGCAAACCATAAGCGGAGAAACAATCAACACCCTTCCACCGCACTGCTTTAGCGTGTGCCTGGCGTATTCCAAAAGGATCAGCGTCTTGCCTAATCCGCAATCAGCGAAAACTGCGTACTTGCGTTTATGTATGGCGGCCTTAGCAATATCCTGCTGGTAGTCAAACGCTTGCTTTATCGGTATGTATTCGGCTGGTTTTGCTTTAAACTCCATGCCGAATCTAGCCGCGTACTCATCTGGAACCACAGCCGCATTTCCGCGAAAGTGATACACAGGCGAATCACGAAGCTGCAAAAACTTCTCGTAGCTTTCCACCGAGCTTGTATCAAATGTTAATTGCATCCCAAACCACCTTTTCAAGAAATCGTTTACCGCGTCAACTCTCTCGCAAACATCCAGCCGAATGCTGCGGTGCCGATCCATGTTGCACCGATCATTGCCAACTCAACCCAAATCATGATCCACACCCTTTCTGCGTTGACTGTTCAAAAATTGCCTGGCATCCCACTAGGCCGGGAGTTTTCGTTGTTAAGGGTGTCTGTACTCCTAATGTGCCACCGCGTTCGTAGACCGTCGCTCGCTTACCACTGACCGCACAAATTCGCGACCCTGTTTCGCGAATCAATCCGTCTCTGGCTAAGTCCGATGCCCGGCGACGAATCGAATCGTGAAGTGCAATATTCCCTCCGTCGATCTGTGATGCCGCCTCGCGTGCCGTCGCCGATCCGCCGCATCGCGTCAGACCGTCCAGGAACTGCCCTCTTCGGACAGCAAGCGAAACTCGTATCTCACTCGCCGCTTGTATGGAGGTTTCTGCGTCGGTCGTCCTCGCACGTTCCGCCCACTCGAACAGATCGCTGACGCTCATTCCTGCGGCTCCGATTCGACGACTGATGGAACCGCAAACCCCTCAACCAACCGCAACCGCTGCGGCTCGGTGTTCGAGATCCGCTCTGGCTGATCATGGTCTCTGTCGATCGCTTCCTTCACCTCCGCACTCAATTTGAGCCATTTTGACGCTCGCTTGAACACGGTCTTCTTCGCCATCTCCGACCACCAATCTTTCCACGGGCCGGACTGACCAGCCTTGCTCGATCGCCTGACCTTTTCGATCTCTTCCGTGCTCATGACCTCAGACTTGGTGACGCCATCCAAGAACGTCACGTGGCAGTACGCCGCGATCACTTTGCCCGCCGATTCCGGCTTGCCCGCGTCCGTTCGCAGGAAGTGCGGCGTATGATGCTTGACCTCACCAAGCGAGTACTCAAACAAATCGCCCTCGAAAACCACATCCGCATGAATCGTTCGTACGCTGCCGCCGCGCAGGACGAGATCAACAATGCCCTTGTAGTCAAGGACGAGAGTGCATGTCGTTCCGTAGGGAATCAAGTGAGCATGCCGACCGTCTGGTTCGAGTCCCCACTGCGACAATTGCATCATGCATTGGAGTACGCTCTCCGGCGTACACTTCGCCAGCTCCGGAGTCCGGATCATCGCCGTCAGCCCAGTCCGCACCATGCGATCCGGAGTAATGTGCTTCGGCAAAACCCTTGCCACCTCCTGCTTAAATGCCTCCGAGTTCAAGTGTTCCTTGATGCTCGTCTTCTTGTTGGTCGTAATCTCTGTGCTCATGACTCCACCTCACTAAACTGAAACGACTGGTCGCGATACCAACGCGGCAACGGCAACTCAATCACACCTTTTTGCCAATCTGCGGACCAGTCACCTGACTCGCTCCGGCGTTTGTATTCGTCGATCAACTCGATCAACTCCGACCGTCCTTGCCGAAGTGCCTGAAAGTTCAGGTCGTACACTGCGACCTCAAACGGGTCGGTGGTCTTGACGACCACAAACAGAAAACGATCTGCCATTCCGTAAGCCTGCTGACACAGCTCCAGATACATCGCGGCTTGACGGTGATAGCCGTAGTTGACGACCGACTTTGAGAATTCAGCCGGACTCGCATCGCTGGTCGTTTTGACATCGACAATCAGGCCCAACTCAAGAACCACCAAGTCCGGAGTTCCGGCAACAGCAACGCCATTCCATTCGCCGTGGATAGGCTTCTCTATCATTGCGTCCGATCGCTTGGCAAACTGTAGGATCGCTGACGCCTCGGCATGCTCCCGCAACGCTAGAAGGCACGTTTGAGCACGATCGAATACACCAGACGAGACGATAGTCTTGCCTTGAATCGTTTCGGCAAACGCCGCTTTTGCAGCCTTGCCTTCTTTTGTATTCCCCTTCACGTCCGGAGCCACCGCAAACTTTTCATGCACCTTGCTGGGCTCCAACGCTAAACAATGCACCAGCGAGCCCAGCCTAAGCGTGTCGCTCTCTTCCTTGTCCGGCCAACTGTTGAGGATGTACCGCTGATAAAACTCCGCAACCGATCGCTTGAGCGTCGTCAGTTGCGAGTTACTTACCGACCCGCTTTCATACCTTGGCATCGTTGAATCCTCTCGCCTTCGAGTAACAATCTGCGTCCTTAGCCGCACTCGCCACCAATCGCTTGATCGCTGCCAATTGTCGGTTCGCGTCGGTGTCGCCGAGCATGTCGGCGTCGTCGATGATGTCGCGTATTGCAGTGATGTAGGTCCACATGCCATCCGCTGCCGACTCCGCTAAAATCTTCCTAGCCAATGATTCACTCATGACTGATCTCCCCAAATTTTCTTTGTGCCGTCGATAAACGCCGAGTACTCACGTCGCGTTTTGCGTCGCTCCCATGCCGCCAAATAATCCTCGCGGCTGACCCACCACACTCCGTAATGACTGACCAACCAGCGATCGATCTCACCGCTGCATTGATCGACCACATGATACAGACCGTTGTGCATCCACTCGGGCCGATCGCCATGAGCCGCTGCCGCGAACTCCGAATCGAGCCACTCATGCTTGATCCGCCCGAGCGGTATCATCCATCGACCACCGCAGTATGGGCAGTCGTCGGTCAACTCGCTGCGGCTGACGCATCGAGGACATTCGATCTCATGGACCGAGTCCGCCACGTATGCCTCAAGCAAATAATCGCGTTGTTTGTCGTTCATGCTTGCACCTCGCTTTCGTTCTTCTCTTTAACCGCAATCTCTCTCGCTGGAACCTCTTCGCGCCTGATCGTGATCCACTTTGGCGCGTCGAACGCCAGCTTGACCCGATTGCCAACGACCTCCCGCACCGTGATCTTGATGCGATCGCCAATTCGAATCGACTCGTTTTCCTTGCGTCCTAAAACCAACATCCTTGCGTCCTCCGTTGAAATTTAACCTGCACAAACGGCTTCGCACCCTTCCGCGAAAGGGCAGGAAGCCGCCCCTGCTACGAGCAGGAGCGACCTAGCAGCGGGAGACTTGCCGCTATGGAACGATCGGTTCGTCGAACTCCCAAGCCTCAACCCAGCGGAACCCTGCGGGCAGATTGTCCGGATCAATAGCCGTTGGATCGTGACCAGCAGGCCCAGCGACTGCCCACAGTTCGGAAGCCTGTGGGTCAAGATCGTAAATTGTGAGACCGTCTTTGGTAACTTTGTTCGTTTGAAACGCTTTCATAATTGTTCTCCCTAGTGAATAAAAAGCCGGAGCCCATCCCGGCGGAAGGGCGGGTGACAATTTATTGGTGCGATGCCACCGATTGCAATCCGTTGCGATTAAAGGTCGCGTACATAGTTTGCTGCGTCGTGGTCGATACAAACTCGACAACTACTGAAACCGCTGCGTTGTCATTGTTCAGAACTTCCATTGCTACTGCTTGTGCTTGATTGATGGTCATCTCTCTATCTCCCGGTTTGTGTTTCCCGCGTCGCCCCGTGCGTCGCTTGTGTGATGTACTTTATCGGCGTGCAAAACGTTTTGCAATAGAGTATGCCGCTATTTTTTGACAAAATTCGGATTGCCTCTCCGCTGATGCCATCTCGCTTTGATCGTTTTCACTTGCTTTTCGTTGAGAAAAAGAGCACTTCCGTACTTTTTGGAAAAACCAAGAAATTTTGCCCACCGGGTCACGGTGGCGACGGAACAACCAATTTTCGATGCGGCCTCTGTTGCGGTCATGCTCAGATTGTAACCATCTGTACAGTGTTTTTCAATTGTCTTTTTTCAAGCGGTAGCCGAGTCGCCAGAGGATCCTAGCGAGGTCTTCGGCGGTTTCCGTGACGGCGGTTTCGTCTAAGTCCCAGTGGGCCGCGTGGAGCAGCTCGTGGATGATCACCTCTAGCTGACGCTCGCCACGGAGGGTCTTGCGGATCTTTACCTGGCGGTCTGCGTAGTTGCAGATGCCGTCATGCGTTCGAGGAAGTCGCTCGAAGGTCATGGTGAAGTAGCGGCCTCGGATGCGGACTCGCATGTCATTTGGCCCTCATGGTGTCGTAGCGGACCCGACTAGAAGCGTTGTGCCAGTAAAAACGCAACCAAGCGGATCCGAGGGCTTTCGGCCCGAGCATGCGCTCGACTTCCCAACCGCCTGAGCCATCACCCCAGGCGTCTTTGTAGCCTGGGCAACGGATGTGTAGTTGCTCGTCTTGGTAGATCACGCCGCGATCGCTGATGCGTTGACGAGGGATTGTAAACGACCACTCATCGTGAGTGTGGCCTGTTAATACGATATTTGCGTCAGGGGTAAATCCAGCAATCCGAGAAGGCTGCAATGTTCCCTTTGTGATAATCCCCCCACCACCGGATCCGTGGTAGTGATAAAGTGCTAGAGTGTCTTTGATTGATTTGCTGTCGACGAATCGGAAAAACACCCAACCTCCATAGCCGCTTGCCTCAACGATGCCGCCCATCTGTCGCATGCGAGAAGCGAGGCGGTCGGTTAGGTCGGTTTCGTGTTGTTTGGTGATCGCGGTTTCGTGGTTGCCTCGACCCGCTACCGCGAATTGTTGCATGTACGGTCGGTAGAAATCGGCAGCGGTATCGACCAGTAAATCGAAGTAGTTGCTGCCTTGATGCTCCGGACGCAATGCGTTCTTGTCGGCTCGTTTGTCCCACTTACCTTGCATGGCGCAGAATAGATCGCCGTTATCGATGATTGGGGCGTGAAACTCGACGGCTTCGTCGAGGTGCTTTTTCTCCAGCGATTGGTCGCATTTCGGGTTGTCGTGGTGAACGTCGGATCGGAGCAAAACCCACTGTTCCCAATCCGAGTTGCGAGCCAGATCAATCTTGATCTCGACAACATTTCTTTCCAGTTTTCGCAGACTCCATCCCATTGCAGCACTCCTGTGTTTGGCTGTCGGTTCGGTTCCAAATCTGGCGAGCTTTGTCGAGCGTGATCTCTGGCTTTTCAAGTTTGCGATTGACGGCGTTGTGTAGTGCGACGCCCGACTCGAAGAACGCATCTGGCGATGAGTAATCAAAGGGATGGTCTTTCAGGATCGCCTTGTAGCCTTCTTTGCAGGGACATCCGCCGCTCGGGATGAAGTGCTCCCAGAGTTCCACCCATTGAGGATCGCAACCGCGATAGTTGTGGAGTAGTGACCAGGCGCGACGACCGGCAGCGATCGTGGGGTCTTGCGTGGCAAGATCCGAAGGTGCGTTCGGTGCGTTCGGCAAAGGTTCGGTGACGACGCGAGGCGCGTCTCCGGAGGTGTGCGAGGTGGTTTTCCAACCCTCTACTTTGATGCCGATTTCTTTAGATTGTGCTGACATAGCTGAACGTGTCGAGTGTGGTACTAGAATCGCTGATGTTCACGATTGTTGCGGTTCGCGTTCCGTTGTTGGACGGATTGGTAAACGCAACAAAGCTGAGCCACTGATTGTTGGAAACGGATATGTTTGTGTTTGCTGTAACAGCAGTCCACGTTCCGTCTGGTGTTCCGGTGACGTTGCCAGTTTGCTGAGTCGATGTGATCTTGTAGTAGAGCGTTGGTATGGATCCGCTGCCTGGTTGAATTTGCAGCGTGATCGGAGTGTTGATGCAAGTGATCTGCTGACTGACGATGTTTGCTTCGTCGTTCACGCCGGAGTAGGTAGTGGTGGTCCAATTCACGGAGCATGGCGTGACGTCCGCTGGGCATGTCGATTGATAAGTAAAAGTATCAAGTTCGCTTTCGCACGCTCCTGGATTAGCGGTGATGGTTGCGTTGCGAGAGCTGGTGCTGAATGTCGAGTCGTAAGTGCAAAAGCTGACCCATTCGTTATTGTTGACGGTGATGGTGGTGGTTGCCGTTATTGCCGTCCATGTTCCGTCAGGAGGTCCAGTGACGGTTCCGGTTTGCTGCGAGGAAGTGATTTTGTAATACAAGACAGGAGCGGATCCGGTTCCGGGATTGATGCGTAGTTGAATCGATCCAGCGACGGAGATTCCTGTGATCTGCTTGCTGGTGATCGTTGAAGTGTTTGGTGTGCAGTCGTATTCGATTGTTGTCCAGTTTGTTGGATCGGGCTCTTGCGTCCAATCGAGATTGATTCCCCATGTCGGGCTTGGTGCTTGGACTAGTACCTTATCTCCGACGCTGCACGTCACGGAGTAGGAAACGGAGTTGATCTGGAGGTGTGCAACCGGTCTTTGCGACGATTGCACATCGGGAGGTTGCGCAAAGTCTTGGTAGCCGTGTTTGTAGCAATTGCCTTCACAACGAAGCCCTCTGCAAAGACATGGCCTTTCTGGACATCCACCATCAGGCCATAGAAAATTAAAACATGAGGAATCAGGCGTTGTTGGAACGCCGAATTTATCGTAGCAAGTTATTGGACACTCACCGACAACGTACGAGCAGTTTGTGGGAAAAATCAATCGATTGAACCCGCATACCGGCATGATGTTGCAATTGATTGGAGAGGTGCCAACATTCGTTCCAATAACTCGCGGACCATAACCCCAGCATCCTTTCTCGCCAGTTAGCGGATCGCGGCGATTACAATTCCCTTGCGAGACATCAAACGCATCAGCGGATATATCTGGAAAATCAATAGCCGTGCCGGTGCAAGGGTTTGCGCAGTATTGACCGATTGAACTTGCACTTGGAGTTAAGCAGGTAGTGAACCAATCCGCATTCGGTCCGCCTGCTCCATAACATCGTGGAGAACAGAAATCTAAAGCATCTGGAATGACCGGAGTAAACTCCCAGCAGAGAGTGCCGTTTCCGCCAAAGTTTACCGGGTCAAGTATACATGGGTTGTCGTTAATGAAATCGCACGGAGTGACACCTGGATCGCCTGCAAACGGAGGACACTCTGGAGCAGAGCTTTCTACTACTCCGCACTCACAATCTCTCGGAACACCCGTAGCGCATCTTGGGCGGTTTTTTAGAGTCGGGCTGTAAACGTCTCGCGTGTTAATTCCATCGCACAGGCACGGCGCGTCAGGTATCTTGAAATCTAGTTGTGTGTCTTCGTATAATTGACCGATCGCTTTGCAATTGAATATCTCATAGTCTTCGCCAAGGTCTTCGTCGGTGAAGCCGATGCTTCCAGAAGGTTTGGTATCGAAAATCTTAACCCTTGCCGTTGGAACGTCTTGGTATTCGTAGGCTTGGCCGATCCAGAAGTTGACATTGTCAGGGTCATTTGGATTGCACGTTAATTGGCTAAGAGCGCAGTTGGATTCGCACGAAGCGATATTCCATCGCTCGTGACACGGAGGATCTGGTGGAATTGTTCTTGAGTACGTTGTGCTTCCGTAACCGGAATAAGAAACGGCGTAACGCTTCCAGTACTCAGAATACACAACCCAACGTTTAACGGGTTCAGTGTCTCCGGTTGTCAATGTGTCCGTGAAGTAAACGCAAACGCGAACGTAAAGGGGTATCGAAGTGATGATCGGCTTGACATTGATTGTCTTGGTAAACTCGTAGTCAAGCGTGGCTTGCAACTCCGGACCGTTACAGCAGCAAGTCGAGGAAGATGCTGGCGGTGCTGCACTAGTCGGAACAACATCTGCACCATACCCTGCCGTGTAGTAATTGTGCTGAGCAGTGCCGGAAAAAGTGAACTGTGCGGCGAACGTGTCAGGGAACCCAGTCCCAGAGCAGAGCATTTCGCGGCAGCCGGACGTGAACGGATAGAGCACAACGCACGCACAGCAATTAAACCCGTCATCGGCTCGGCGGCATATCGAGGTGGAGTTAATGCAAGGGCCGGAATTCATCGACACCGCAAACTGACCTGGGTTGTCGCAGTCGTACTCGCCGCAGCATGTGCATCCCGCCCGGTTCTTTCCTGCCACGTTAGCACTCCTCCCAGACGACGACAAAGACATCGGAGAGTCGCATCAGCATGACGTACGCGCCGGAGGCGACAGCGGTCGCCGCGACATTGAATGCATCGACGTTGTACCCTGAATCTGAGATGACTCGATTCGAACTGGAGACGGTCAGGTGCCGGACTGCTACGGCGGCCTTTCCTAATGTGGTTCCGCTGCGGGCAGGTACTCCGGTGGTTGCCACCGCAAGCAGGAGCGAATCGTTGGACATCAGGCGTACGCAATCGGTCTGGACGTCGTCGGTGCCAAGGTTTGTCCAGAATGCTCCGCGATCGATTTTCCAGGACGAGTTGACTGGGCCGACTCTCGCGCCGGAAACGAGCGATGCGGTCTTGATCGCTCGGAACACTGAGCCGGATTGTGCGGTTCCGTAGGCGTCGATCGCGACCTCGAATTCGTTATTGAAAACGAATTGATCGACGTTGGCGGATGTTGTGGTGACTGGCTTTTTCGCGACGAAGATATTTCGGTCGGATTCGTCGGCAGTTGAAAACAATTGGACGCATGCGTAGGCGGGAATCGTCTCGCCGGAATCGTTGCGGAATGTGATCGGCTCCGCTTCCGGCAGGAAGTCGCCTGGTGATGCGGTCTTCGAACGCCGCTCCATAGCAAGCGTTGCTTGCCAAACGCGGCGGGCATCGGCGGTTGAGAATGCTCCGATTTCCTCGAGAGACATCGATGACTAGCCTCGTGTATCGCAAAGAAGAACCACGGACGAAACCGTAGGTGTTACGGCGGTTGCCGTGGCGGTGTCGTTGCAGGCGATGGTAAGCCTGCACAGGAGCAGGTCGCCAGGGTTCACGCTCGCGGCGTCGATCGTGAAGTCTTTGTCGGAGGCAGTCAGCGAGTTCATCGTGGTTGCAGCGGTCGTTACGAGGTCGGATCCGACGGTGCTGGATGAGCCGACGATGAACGCTTCGAGGTCGACGGTGCAGCTCGTGGAGGCGACGGTGGTACCCATGAACGCACGGATGCGGATCTGGATCGTTTCGCCGTCGTCGTACTCGGCGGGAACCGCAGTGAAGAAGGCGACTCGTCGCGTGGTCGCTCCGAGGTTCTTGCAGTCGCCAGCGGAGATCAGCGTCGACGCCCCCGACGCAGTGAAAGCCGCGGGCAGGAGTGCCAAGTCGTCGTTGGCCGCGACAGCGACGGGGTTCGAAACATGGGCATCCCAGACACGGAAGTCGGCCCAGTTGACGGGGAATGGCTGCAAGACTCGCTGACGCATCTGAGAGTGTAGGATTTCGGCGTTGCCGGATAATGCGTTGCCGGAGATCGATGCGGCGGGAATCGTCAACGAGACGTTTTGGAGTTGGCTCATTTTGGTTTCCTATAGGGTCAAGCCGAGAGCATTGAATGGAAGTGAGTCGAAGATTTTGAATTCAAGCCAAACGGGATCAGATCCGTTTGGTAACCGTGTTCCGTCTTGGGCAAGCAGGACTGGCTTCGATGCTGGTTGATTTGCGTCGTCGACGGCGCGAAGTATCTTGGAACCATATTTGACGTAATAGCCTTCGTGCCGCACGCGCTTGTACCAAGCCTTTGCCGGTGTGGTGCGATAGGGGTACCGGAACTGGACTACGGCCGTAACCTCGTAGTAGCCGATCGCTTGATCGAAGACGTTGGTGGCTGATAGCTTCGTCAGTCGCCCAGTGCCCGGAGGGAAGCCGAGGAAGTTGTCGGAGTTGACCGACTGACGGTAGACGGCCTGGACCCAGGGATTGAAAAACGGCATGTTGCGTCTAATCGTGACGACCTGGTCAGGAATCGGTCGCTTGATTCCGACGATTGGTTCGTTGTTGACCGTGACGATCGGATTACCGTCAAAGTCCTCGTCGATGTCCTCCTCGGTTTCGACGTCATCCCAATCGATGCGCGGAAAATTAAAGACGGGGCTGTTCTGGTTGGCGGTCGATCCGATTTCGCCGTTGTAGTTGATCGAGACAATCGAGTAGGTCGGTGAGACACGCTCGATCGTGGCGGCGTCTGCGTAGACGAATGGGAAATTCGGATAGGACGATCCAGCGTTCGGGATTCCTTGTGCGGAATAAATGTTCGCGTCCGGCTCGTTGGGATCGTGCAGGATTTGGAACGAGGTCGTGAACGAGGCATTGAATTTGCGGAAGTTGTCCGTGAGCGAAAGGTTGCTGTTCGCTCGCGACCACATTTGATTGACAGAGTAGACAGTCATTACACGCCCGCTCCTACTCTGCGAATTCGGAGCGGTCGGTCGTTCTTTTGCTGCTCCAGCAATTCCGTTTGTCGTTTCTGGGTCGCGAGTTGTTCCTTGGCAATTTGCAGCATGGAGTTAGTTCCGCCACCCCGCACGAGCAATCGCGACTCGACGGCGTTTAGGTCGCCTGGTCCCTGTGCAAGTTTCTTCTGTAGTTCCTTTTCTTTCTCTCTGTCCTTGAGTGCTTTTTCTTGAGCAGCGATGCGGTCGGCTTCGGCCTTGGCGAATCCCTCCTGCTGCAACGCAAACGAACGGGCAGCTTCTTCGCCTTGTTCGATCAGGATCTTTTGTTGCTCAAGGTCTGCAAGCGTCTTTTTGCGGAGTTCGGATAACGCCTCTTCACGTTGCTTCTTTTCGTCTGCGGCCTTGATCTCGGCATCGAGTGCGGCTTCTTCGGCAGCAATGCGACCAGCGATCTCCGGAGACAGACCCTCGTAAATGAGAGCCATCTTCTTAGCGGCTTCGGCACCGTTCTCGAACGCCTCGCGGCGGATCTCAAGTGCGTCTAGTTCGCGATCGAATAAATCGTCGAGTGCCTGCTGTTGACGGATCTCGTCGTCTTTCGCTTTCTTCGCTTCCGCGTCCGCGTTTCGTTTCTCTTCGGCTTGCTGGTTCTGCTTTTCGATTGAAGCAAGTAAAGCCTCGGCCTTTGCACGTCCCTCGTCGGTGATAGCGTTTTGTGCGGCGGTCGCCGCGTTAAATTCTTCTTGGCTATTGTTGCGTGCTTCAAGAAGTGCAAGTTGTTTTTCGAGACCAGCAATGTAGCTGTCTTCCTTGTCAAGTTCGGAGTTACGCTTCTTGATTTCTTCGATGTCCTTGGCGCGTTCGTTGGTCAGTTCAGCAATGGCTTGTCTTTGCTGCATCAGCAACGCATGCTTGGCTTTTTCTTTTTCCAGTTCCTCTTGCTTTTGCTTTAGGTCTGCGGCTCGCTCGCTTTCAAGATTTCCTAAATACTCCAGTTCGTCTGACCGAGCGTCATTGAGCCAACCTTGCCAAGTGCTTAGTCCTTTAATTTCTTTTTGAAGACTAGCCATCGATTGCTCGACGCTTCCAAGCCCAGACGTCAGCGAATTTGTAAGCTGTTCATATGCGGCTTGTTTTCGTTCGGGATCGCGAATTAACTCGATGTCTTGCATCTGCTCAGAGAAAACACGCTGATTGCTTTGGAGTGCCTTGTCTGCAAGTTCTTGGCTTTTGCGAGCAGCCTCTTCTTGCTTTTTGTTGAGCTCGTCGATTCCGAAAATTGCGTTACCGATCGCAGAGCCTACTTGATAGCTCAACGCTCCGGCCATCGCGACCAGTCCCGCCTTGAACGCCAGAGCACCCATTCCGCCCTTGGTTGAGACCTCCGAGAACTGCGAGGTCTTTTCGGAGATTTGTCCGATCTGGCTAGCGATCTGGCCCAGCTCGCTACCACCGAGTAAGTTGCCAAGCACGCCAGCGAATTCGGCAGTCGACTTGGTCGCCTTGGTCGTGTCCTTGATCTTCTTGACCGACTGCTCGGCGTTGGCAGCGACCTGGGCGAACTTTTGCGACGCCTGGTCGTCGGCACTGATAATGACTTCGACTGCTTCGCTAGACATCCGATTCGCTCCTTATGAGAGCTTCCTCGATGCGGTAGCATCGCTCGGCAGCGAGGAACCAAGCGGATTGATCGAGAGCACCGCCAGAGACAGGCAATACACCCTTGCCGAACAACTCAATCAGATGGATGGTCGAAGACATGCATCGAGCGTGATCGTTTGGGCATCCAGTGATTCGGATCATACCGGCCTCGCAACGAGTACAGCCGTCGCCGTGACAGCTCGGGCATTCGATCTCTATTGGTTCGGTGTCAGTTCCAAGGTCTTTGCATTGGTTGTTGCAGTCCCGGCACAGCTTGCCGTGCCGGATCAATGCAGCAACCCTTAAACTTTTTTTTCGTCATGCTGCAAGAACTGATTCGCGAGAATCTTTCTCAGCAGTTCGCGGGCTTCGTTGTGGCTTAGGAGCGACGCCAAGTCGCAATCCTCGAACGCAAACGCTCCCATGTTCGACCAGCCTACGAGGTACTTTTTCAGCAGCTCGCAGGTGGCGTCGAAGATCTGTTGCGTGGTCTTGTCTCGGATCGATTCGTCCATCTCTTCCGAGAGTCGCTGCTGCTCGCGCATGGTCAGCGATCTGGAAAAGAACGTCGGCCTGGACTCGGCAGGCTTGTCGGTGTCGCTGTCGAGGACGACTGGGAATCTCTGGTTTGGCTCAAGTGCAATTGGCATTGGGTTACGGTGTGAAGACGAGTTCTATTTCCTGGTCTGCGGTCGAACCGTTCTGGCCGCAGAGGAAGGTGATGTCATTCGTTTGGAGCATGCTGCGGTCGCCTTCGGCGATCGATTCCATGGACGCCTTGGGAGCGGTGATGACGATCTTCGAGGTTGTCGGTCCCGCGATCTCGTAGACGAACGCTGCCTCGGTGGATGCCAGAAACTGGCCAAAGTCATCGCGGGTCGCGACGAGCTTGGCTTCCGGGTTGACGGTGATGGTCGGTCGTCGGTTGGTGATGACCGTGGAGATGTAGCCGCTGACGTTGTTGGCTGCGGCAGATTCGCGGTACGTGATCGTGTTTGCCAGATCGAGCGTGACGCTTTGAGCAAACAGATCGACACCGCTGAACGTGGTGACGCCTCGTGCGTACCGGAGCGGTGCGACGGTCGGGTAGGTCGGTGCCAGCAAAGCAACGTCGGTTGGAGCAACCCAAATACCGGAGAACTCAAATTCGGCAGTGACCATCTTGCCTGCTTCACAGATGAGTTTCATGTTGCCGGACGCACCGCGAATCGATTTGAACATGCCGTCTTCGTAAACGCCGATCGTCAGCGTCTTTACCGAAGTGCTCGGCACGGAGCTGCTCGGTCGGAAGGTGTTTGTTGCCTTGACCAGTCCGCAAGCAGTCAAGAATGTGTCGGCCCACAGCGGCTCGGTAGCGGTTCCGTCCCATCCGAGGTCGATGGAGAATGTGACCTTGCCTTTGTGCCCGCCGGTGACGCTGGACAAGTGACCGAGCGAGCCCTGGCCTTCGCGAGGCGTCTTTTCAATTTCGAGCTGGATCGCGACGTTGTAGCAGTTGAATGCCGCGTCCGCTGCGGCGAGCGTCTCGGCAGTACCGCTCGTGCCCTCAATCTTTGCAGCAAGGATTCGTTTGCGTTTGAGCATTACCATAATCAGGTACTCCCTCGTGAGGTTTTTAGTTTGATGATTCCTTTTTGCTCGAGCATGATCGCTCGAATCCGACGCTTTATTTCCTTTGGCAATCGATCGCGTGCCACGTTGGTCGCGATCTGCTTTGCACCGATTTGCCCGTAGTAGTCGCCGGGGGCAGGACCGACGACGCGAACGAATCGATTAACGCCGTTGGTGGCTCGCCGGTAGACATTGTGCCCATATCGGGCGATGATGAATGCGTCGGACGCGATGCCTTTGAATGTGCCGCTCTTGGACCAGTTTACTGGCTTGTAGCGGAAGGTGACGCCGCGATATTCTTTCTTGCCTTTTCGCTTTTTGATGTAAGGCTTGGCGTCGTAGTATTTGAGCGGAAAGTTGTATCCAGTCGTCAGTGCGATCGTGACGGTCGGGTTCTCGAGCGTTGGTGCGTTCTTTCGCTTGATGACCTTCTTGAGCGTCTTGGCCTTTTTGAATTCTGGGTTGTGTTGACTCTTGAGGTACATGACCTGGCCAAGTGCTTTGGCGACTTGGACCCGAACCGATGCGCCGGTCTTGCTGACGGCCGCTCGTAGATGACGCGGCAAGTGATGACGCATCGAGCCAAGTGCTACGATCAGATCCTTGAACTGGTCTTGATTGACATCGCTTTGGATTTGCATCTCAGAGCCTCGATACGAACGGAGAGTATTCTGAGACGCGATAGGTCACTTGGACAGGGACGTTGACGCCGTCCGGCCCGCCGTCGAAGGAGACGTATTCGAATTTGCCGATCTGCGAATCGATCGCCAGGCCGTCCATGTGGTGCCATCCTGCGTTGGGAGTGGTGATGGCGGTGATGATGTCGGCAGCAGCTTGGTTGATGACATCTTCGCCGGAGGTTTCGTCAGGCATCAGATGGCATCGGACGTTGAATGTCTGGCGACGTGCGACGCCTGGCGGGTTGCCAGGGATGTCGAGTTCGTCGACTCGTTCGTCATCGCCTTGGACAAGCAGGATCTGGCGATCGCGAGGCGTGAACTCTCCGATCCGCGTCGGTTGGATAACCTCCACGATGCCGATCTCATAATCGGGATCATCAACCATAGCGGTGAGCCGGTCGAAGAGAACCGAGTTGATTTGATCCAGGATCGTTAGCGGCATTCGAGGGTTAGCATTCCTTCGTCATGCGAAAGCAATCGAGTGATCGAACGTCTTGATTTTGGCTGGCCGACTCGTGGAGCAAACTCCAGCATGTCGCCGCCGATGTTGATTTCGTCGCTGGCGATCCCGGATACGGAATCGTTGACGACGTGGATCTCGAAGACGGGAGTTACGGTATCGCCGTCTTCGGGGTTGATGGATAACGCCTCGCGAATGACGACGGCGTTGATCGACCGAGCAAGGCCGTTACGCTTGTGATACGTAACGGCCTCCGCAAAGTCGTTGACATTGCAGAACACGGTGGCAGCATCAGCTTGGATCGTGTCGTGCAAACTCATCGGTTACCGCTTGCAAGTGATGTCTACGTAATCGACCACGATAGCGTCGACGTTCGTATTCGCCGCCTTCTGCAACTGGATCAGCGGTTGCAAGCCTACACTGTACGCACTCATGTCGAAGCGTTGCGATGCAGCGACCTGGATGCCGTCGATGTAGAACTTGACGTTCGACTTGCCGCCGGTGAAGTCGATGAAGAACTTCTTGAAGGTGGTTCCGAGCGTCTGGCCAGTGGAGACGTCGTCAACGTCACGGGTTCCGTCGTCGGTCTCGACGTAAACCAGCGTGGTCGAGTTTGCGCCAACCATCTTGAACCATGCGTTTGCGGTAACGCTGTCGGTCGTGTCGTTTCGGGCCGAAGCAAGACCCCAGACGAGTTCGGTCCCGGAGGTCATTGCAGCCGTCAACCGACACCGCATCTCTATCGACTGGATCAAGTCGATATCGAAGGCCAACGAATCACCGTGAGCCAAGCAGATATTCTCTACTTCGCTCGTCGCTGCGAGTGTCAACGTAGCCACCGAAGCGGCCCGCGTGTAGGTCGGAGTGCCAGACGCCGACGTATCGACGATGAGCCAAGGAGTCGCAGGGTCGGCAGACGTTGGAAACGTCGCCGAAGTCCCGATGAAGTCATCGGAGTAGTTCATGAAATCTTGAATACCAGCCATGTTTCGTTACCTCGTTTTTTTGATGTGTTTTTTGTTTTGGAAAACCCAGCGACCGGAGCCGCTGGGTTATGAATCAATCGCCTGACTAGGCGTTTCGGTACAAGCCTCGGAAGTCGATTGCCTTGGCAGCAAACGTCTGGCGAACCTTGTAAAGCCAAGTGTCGTTTTTGATGTTCCACTCGGACTCAAGAACTGGGCTTTCTTCGCCTTGCAGGAAGGTGAGTTCGACGGTGTCGATCTGCGAGGAGTCGGCAGCGAGATACCAAATCGAAGCGGAGCTGGCGTCGAGTTGTGGCTCGACGATCACTTGCAGATTTCGCATCCCGTTCGGGCCGTAGATGTTCAGCGTGTTGCTGTTACCGGCAACGTTGCCGCCTGCACCTGGATCAGCGATCGAGTTTGCGAACTGCAAAGCAGTGTGCGAGATCGCAGCGGGAACAATCAGGAAGCGAGGCTGAATGTTCAGAATCACTGAGCTATTCAAGCCACGTTGAGTCAACATCGAAACGTATGCCGCGTTCATTGTTCCTGCGGCGATGACGCCCGCCGATGAGGACTGGTTGGCGTGACCGCCAGCAGTCGTCACGGCAGTCGTGTTGAACAATGCACCACCGTCCGAAAGTGCAGCGTTAGCGGTCAGGACTGCATAGACAGCCCTGTTCTGCTCGCGTCTTGCTGCGTTGCCATGCAGAGCAGGGATTCGCGACAGTGCGTCAAGGTCGTCATTGACGATCGTTTCCCACGAAACGCTGAACGAGGCACCGTACTTGGTGACCGAGTACGATTCGCGGAGATCGCTCATCGTCTTTTCTGGGTAATCGTTTCGCTCAGGAACGATTTCCAAGTTTGGAGACTCGGAGAACCGTACGCGATTGATGGCCTTGAAGTCAGGGACCGAAGCCCCTTGACGAGCCCACATATTCCATGTGTATGGGGCTTCTTCGTAGGCGTTCAAGAGCGTCTTGTTGGAGGCGTCGAGCATCAAGTTTGCAAAGCTGCCGGTCGTGTGGTACGCACTGAAATCAGCACGTTCGATCCGGTTTCGCTGGAGTGCGGATGGACTGCCCATTGCAAGCTTGGCAATGTCCGGAGCGTTCATGCGGCTGGTATTGATTCCACGCCGGAGCAAGAACTGTTCAGCGAGTCGCATCAGTCCCAGGTTCTTGAACTCGCTCGCACCTTCGGCAGCCTTGAAATCTTTTGCGGCCCCAGTCTTTCCAGTCGCTTGAAGCGATCGAAGAATCAAGCCATCGCGAGCCGCGTCGTAAAATTTGTCTTCGCTGGAGCGGGTGACCGTGAAGGATTCTCCAGAGATGCCTTCCTGGTCGGTGTCGCCGTTGAACACGAAGTCTTGACTCGATGCGGAACGGGTAATCGTTCGCGTGGACGATTCCTTGAGGATCGCCTTGCGTGCGTCGTCAGCCGAAACGCCGCTCTCGCAGAGCTTGTCAGCGAAAGATCGCTCCAGCTTTGCCAGCTTGCAATCGGCAACAATTTCGGCGCGTCGCTTGCGATCTGCTGCAAGTGCCCGTGCCACTTCTTCCTTCACTGCTTCGTCCATCTTCTGGACCTCCTCTGTTGGTACAACAGGCACTTCTTCTTCCATGCTCTCGACCATTTCGGGAGCGTCTGGTGTCTCCATTTCGGCGGGCTTGCTTTGCAGCTTGCCTGCCAGGAATGCGATGATCTGGTTCGCGTCGGTCATACCTTCCGGCACACCGAGCGAAGACAACTGGGCCATGATTGCCTCGTCCATGCTTCGATCCTTTCGGTTTAGGTCTGTGTATGACCTTCGGACAACTGAGTTGACGTCTGCACCCGTTGCGCAGACGCTTGCGTTGTGGGGTTCCCACGCGGTGATAATGTGGGCTGGTCCTTCGATCACCGCGCCGCGTTCGGTGGTGTAGGTCTGGCCTCGATCGACCCAGATGCCGTCGAGTGGCATGGCAGTGATCGAATAGTCCGTGATGTGACCCTCCGCGATCTTGGTCGCGGTGTCTTTGGCTTCGATGGTGCTTGAATAGGACTCGACGCCGAACAGCTCTCCGTTGGCTCGATCGATGACGATGTTTCGAACGCTACCAAGGATGTTGCGAACCGTCGAGTCGTCATGGGAGTCGACGATCGGGATCTGGTTGCGACCACCGCGGAATCGGACGCCGGACATGAGGAGCACTTCGCGATAGAGCCCATGCTTTTCGTCGTAGCGGTCAATCGGCGTCTCGGTTGCAATGACGACCACGCCGCGCTCAATGCGACGATCGACGGACCGCAAGACCTGTGGAATGTCGGAGGATGGGACTCGCAAAGTCACGTTAAACGGCACTGGGTTGTTCCTCCGTGATTGGCGTGTCTACGGTTCCGTCTAGGGCGTCAGCGATCAGGATGTCGACGTTAGTCGCGTTCATGCCTGTTGAAGACAAGAACACCCTCGCGGCTGCTTCAGACATGGTGCCTTCAGCAAGTTCGGTGAGAGTTTTCTGGATAGCCTTGCGGTTGCGGTTCCATTGCTGAGTCGACAAGCCAGCCATCTCAGACGTGCCCATCTCGACAGCACCGCTTGCAGTTGCATCGACGGCAACAGGTGCACCGTCCGCCGATACGGAGCCGGGTTCGATTGGATCGATGATTGCGTTGATCGTGTCCATCGACATGGTTGGAAACGCAGCCGTGATGACCGCGACTGCAGTAGCCTTTGGCATCGCACCAGTACCGACCTGGGTAACGACTTCCATCAGGCTTGTCACTTGAGCACCGTTCAGAGCCGTCGATGCAACATTGACTTCGGGTGCGCCTACGACGCCTGGAGATGGTTGCGATGAAGCGGTTGCTTCGATCTCTTTTTCTGCTGGCGATAGCAAGCCGAGACGAGTCTTAAGCTTGTCCTCTTTGGCCCGCTGATAAAAAACCGTGCGCCACGATCGGCCCCGCGAACCAAGCTCTGTCTGGTACGTGCTCATGAACGAGTCGATCGCGGACTGGGCGGCAGATTGCTCGCTGGTCGGATCAACCCATTCCCACTCCGGCGTCTGCCACTCGACGGGAGCGTATTTGCGTCGATCGTCGAGCAGTTCGGTCGACGAGGGGAATCCATCAACGCCAGCCAATGCCGCTTGCTCGCAAAACGCATCCCAGACAGGCTGACAAAGGTGATGCTGCAGATATGCTTGGATGCGACGGAATCGACGTCGGTCTTCGAGTTGACTTGCTCGATTGCTGCTGTAGTTGGTCTGCGAGTAGTCGCGTGCGACGATCTCGTAAGAGAGACCTGTACCAACAGCGATGGCTCGGAGCATCAACCCGATCCACGGCTCCGAGGCTGAGTTCGGTCGGCCTGGGTTGAGACCCACGACGTCTTCGTTCGGGTTGAGACGCATAACCATGCCGGGAGAGACTTGCTCGTACAAGTTGCCAGCCGAGTCGGTCGCGTCGCCGCCGTCTGGGTCGATCAAACTGCCGACAGGAGTCTCGCTCTTGATCGCGACCGTGAAGCAGGATGCGACTGCGGAAGCTTGAAGTTCGTTGTCAACGTAGATACCGAGGTCGCGAAGCCACGAGAGCACAGGTGCGAACCAAGAGACGCCACGCGATTGCCCGACCCGGTCGCGTCGGAACAGGTGGATGATCTCACCCGCCGGGATCCGTTCCGGAGTTCGATCGAAAGTGTACGGTTGAAGCGGATGGTCGGGGTAGATCCAGTACGCTACAGGCTTGCCGTAGCGATCCAGTTCGACGCCACGAGTAATACGGTTTTCGCCGCTCTTTGCCAGTCGCGAGGCGTAGGTGTCTTTGTCGCCTGCGAGTCGGTCGGCTTCGATCAGCTCAAGTGCCAACGGAACCGGACGGCTGACGCCTCGGCTTTCTTTGCCCGAGGTTCGGTGGATGCGGAGCAGGACTTCGCCAGCCTCGACCATTTCTCGCAGGGACAGTGCTTGCAGCTCCCAAAACGACATGGCACCGTTGATGTCGCAAGCCTCGGCCCACAGTTCGAAGGTCCGATCACGAATGTCGTTGACTAGCTCGATGTCGTCGCCTTCTGGCGTTTCGTAGACGCTTTGGGGGTTGATGCCGCAACCGACAACGGAAGAGACGATCGTGTCCACCACGCCGTTTGCGTAGGCCTGGTTGCGGACCAGGTCTCTAGCCCACGCTCGCATCGTGTCGGCACCCCACGGACCGAGAAGCTCCTGGTCGGCAGAGTAGTTTTTCGGCTTGCGTCCGGCAGCGATGCGGCTTGGTTCCGAACCGGAGTAGGACCGTTTCAGCTTGCCGATCGCATTGCGGGCCTGTATTCGCCTGATTTGCGAGGTAGGCGAAAACAGGCCGACGAGAGTATCAATTGCGGAACCGATCAAGATCCACCTCGCACGATACGACCAAGGCGAAACGCACCGGAGGCGGAAGATTCCCTCTCTACTTGACGTTGAAGCATTCGCCGCTCGTTGAGCAACTGCGACAAGTCGAGTTTAGTAACCGACCTTGAACCGATCGAATACGAAGACGCACCTCCCGTCAGGAGGGCTTCGATAGCTAGATCAATCTGTGCAAGCAGAGATGCCGCTGATGCCATGCAATAAAGTTTTGCATAGCACGTTTTCAATACTAGATCGCTGTACTATTAGGATAGTACAAAGGATGAAATTACTTTCCTTCTTGAGACCAAGTGTGTCCGCAATAGTCGCAGCGGCAATAACGGATCGATCCTCGCGTGCAATAGACGCGGCTGTAGTTCTTTCCATATGGCCGTACTTCGCAACAGGACGAGCATGGCCGTGCCTCAAACTCGCGAGGCTTGGGAGCCTCATTGATTTCGGCGGGGAATCCATCCGCCTGGACGGGTTCTGAATCGTCCGTGCTGCTGCGCTTTCGGTTTTGCTTGCTCTGGTTTGTTTTTCGTTTTTCCATCGTTGACATGCCTTGGGCTGACCTCCTGAAACGATTCCCCGACAAGTTTAATTCCGCAAACTTCGCTGGCGGCTGCGGCCAGGTATGTCGCATCCAACCAGTGATTGTTTTCATTGCGGACGTGCCAAAACGTCTTGACACCTTTTCCCTCCTTGAATTCCGAGAGCAGTTCCTCGGCTGCAATGTGATTCGCAAACGAGTAATGCCGATTGGATCCTTCTGGACTGAACAGCGACATCGAACCGCGTCGAAGCATGTTCTCTTCGTCGAAGGTTGGAGTCATGAATCGCTCATGCACCCACTGTTTCCAGTAATCGGTGTCGAGGTTGTAGAGCCAGACCTGTTCGTTATTCAGACGGCTCGCGTGCAGGTGCGATGAGGCGATGATTTCACTGGTGCTTTCTTTTCGTCCGTGGTATGGCGACATGCCTTTGGAAACATGAAACACGCCGCGAACTTGACGAACGAATTCATAGACCGCGTCAGTAAAGGTTCCGGAGTCGCACAGCACGAAATCAATCTTTCGCGGTGTGCCGGTTGTGTCGATGTACTCCTTCGTGAGCAGTTCATCTCGCCAGTTGAGCAGGGCTTTGTAGATTTGAGGCTGGGATGCGACGTTGTCCATCGATGTGTCGGTGCCGACGACTTCGGCAACTCCGTAATCGATGACGCAACCGCCAGCACCTTGCCACCATGCACATACCACCCAATGGCATCGATACTTGCCCACGTCGATTGCTGCGGTGATTGCAGTTGCGTTAGCGGGAACCTGGCGACGCACAAGACCGCTGATACGCGATGCGACAATGTCCGCAGTGATTCCGTTCCCGGTCGGCCCGGAATCTGCTGGAGGATCGTTGTCTATTTCGGTCGCGACAGCTTTTGCGCCAACGTCTGCGACGCGATTGTAGTAGGCTTGGACCGCAGACAGTTCAAGCGGTTCGCCGTCTGAGTGGAGCTTTTTGGAATAGCTGTTGACGTTTGAGACCTCGCAACCAGCTTCGATCAAAGCTTGGTTGTCACGCCAGAAACGAAACGCAGTTCTAGCGTCCGGATCGTCTGCGGACCTGGCTTGACGCATCTGGATATACTGCTCAACAAGATCCTTGCGGTCTGGCTCCCGCAACATCTTGCGGTATCTCTTACCTCTCCAGCTTGGCTTAATTTTGGGATCGGTGAATCGATAGGCGATGCACTTGCGATTTTGCACCGTGCAGAGCATGACGCGAGGAATCCGCTCGGAGCTGGCACCCAGGCCCGCAACATCCTTTTCCAGAATCTCCTCGTTCTTCTCGATCAACGCTTCCGATGCCGCTGCTTCGCGATCTTCAATGTCGTCAATAATTGCCAGCGTTGGTCGGTTGTTGCGAAACTTTGTTCCGCGAACAGGACCGTCGATACCGAGACAGTAAAGCACCTGGCCGCAGCTTGCGACCTCGATACTCTCTGGCCAGTCCGGAATCTGCGATCGAGAAATTGTAGGGAACGCAATGTGATCCGCTGCGAGCTCAATGTTCGTGTTCAGTCCACCAACGGTCTGCATCCGGGCCCGAGATGACCAGCCGCCAACCGCTTGCATCGGCGTACCGATCTCAGGGTAGTCCGCAATAAACAATTCATTTTGCTGGAGCTGTTCCTTGATTGCCTTGAGCTCCAGTTGTGCTTTGCCTTGACTTTTCCCGATGACAACCGGAAACGTCGAAAGCCCGCGAATCATCAGATACAAAGCCGCATGCGTTGCGATCGTCGTCTTGCCTTCTCCCCGAGGTCCGGCAATTGCCTGATCGCCTCCGTAGAGTGCGGCGTCGATTATTGAGTGAAGCATGGCTAATCGGTCGGTTGTCCAGTCTTCGCGGAATATGTCCGCGAAATACGTGTCTAGCCATTTCTTAGGATCGCTTTGCGCATCAAGTCTTCTTTCGATGTTTTCTGGTTGAGGTATTACGAGATCGCGTTCCGCTGCTCGCTTTCGCGCCATCAGTTGACGCTGTTTCAGACGCTCGTCCCCTTTGATCGGATCCGCTGCAGATGCCGTTTTCGGATGCAAGACGAGCAAGCTCTGTAGCTGGGACAGATCGAGCGAGTTCAAGAAGTCGTAGTCGCTGCTCATTTTCTTTCGCTTGTTTTTTGTTCTCGATCTCTTCGCGCTTCACATCGAGAGCATCAGCCAGCATTAAAACTTTCGCCGCGTCGATCGTCAGGTCCGGATCGCTTAATGCAGCCATCAATGCGGATTTTATTTTCTGGCGATTAACATCCCACTTGGCTTTCAAGGCTCTACCTACCAGTCGCACGTCGGAAACGCTCTTAAGTGCAAACAACTCACCCCTCCCTAAATCTCAAACGCACTAACTTTTTTGAAAGATTCTGTGCGGATTTCCTT